GGGTTAACTCCCCTCCAGCCCCGTTAGAGGTTGGCCGTTACAGCGCTTTCCCAAGCGCTGTAACTGAAGAAACGAAGGTCTCTGTAGGGATTTTCCAAGTCCCTATCGGAGCCTTCTGTTTCTGCGGGTCCGGGCCAATCCCACCAAGGGATTGATCCTCGGACCACTTTGAGGCGTTTGGCCACACCCAGTTCTCTGAGCGTTAGATACGCTACTGGAACAGGGTCGAAGAGGGATGCCTGATCCTCTTCGATCTCGGGTTTAGTGGACCACTTGCCTCTGCGTGCGTACCCGCCCAGGAAGGCGACTCCCCAGCCAAAAGGATTAAAATCCTCATAGCCGAGGGCCGCTGAACCCTCTTTGCACTCGGGCACCGCGCGACGCTTAGGCCGATACACGTACTTTCGGTACGTATACCAGTGTTCAGCGTTGCGACGGAGCTCCGTCATGCTAGAGGGTACCTGAATTCCGCAATCAAAAGGCTCTGAGAAAGGAACATGCATTTCAGGCACATCCCTCAATAGAACCTCCATCACGCGTTGAAGGCGGACTCCGCTCATTGCGGACCAGCGATTAAGCCGGTTCACAGCGGAGTACACGTCGGAAACAGTCTCTAGGCTAGTGATGTATACACCGCGCACGAAGTGCCCGGCATACCAATCATAACCGCAAGACTCGCGGAAAGGGCCCGTATTGAACGACTTGTCAGTGTTCACCCTAAAACCTAACTTGGTTAATCCACGGACGACAAAGTTATACGCCTCACGGCGTACGATAATGTCGTCCCCGAAAACGCCAAAGTGGTCGCGGGGACTAGACGACGGCAGGTCCATCATCTGATACACGGCCCTAACTACGCAGGCGAACAATAGTGTCTGTAATGGGAATGTAAAACCATTGCCCATCGTGGACACCATATTCAAGGCTCTCTCCGAGCCATCTGGGAAGATGGCCCGTTCACTACGGAAGGCTCCGATAAACCCAATAATAGGGCTTGGAATTATCCGTTGAACGAGAGACCAAGAAATGCTGTCGGACGCCGACTGGAGATCGATAGTTCCAAAAGAACCATCTAAACTCCCACGTCGGGCCAACTCCCTGTTAAAGTCTGGCTGACGGTCTAGGCTAATGCCGAAACTGTCTATGAGCCTTTCTTCCAGGAAAGCACCTAATGCCTTTTGAAGTATCATATTGATACCAGGCTCGGTACAGCACGTTCGCGAAATTTCCGCTGTCTTTGGGACAAAGAACAAACGGTTGCCAGACACGATAAGGTCTCCGAATCTCTTGTGGCGTTGCATTTCTGCTTGCGCCCAGAGATCAGATTCCGAAATCGCGGCCCTATACAGGGCTAATAGGTAAGGGCTTGTCGCCGTCACACGACAATCGAAAAGCTTCGTATAGAAGCTCTCGTTGTTGTGCTTAAGCGAGGCCCCTGGACCTACGGCTAACGTCTCTCGCATATATGCGAGGTCAAAGACGCAGTCGTCGCTCGGTGTAAGGACTTTGAGGACGTTGTCTCGGAAATAATCCCAAAACAACGAGTCCCATTCCGATTCCACAGGATACTCGAAAGGATCCGTCGAGATTGCATTATTGAGGAGCTCGAATTTCTTCAAGGCTTCCTCATCTGCCGCCTCGGCGTTACCTCCCGGTGCAAGCTTCTTATAGAAGCTCCTGAGGAGCATAGTACACCTGATTTCCCCAATACTCTGGTCTGAAAGCAGACCTGAAGTATCGAGGTTCGGATACTTGCTGGCGATATCTGACTTAAGTGCTTCGAAAAGTTCCTGATAAGGAAACATGGGGCACTCACCTTTCCGGGCTCATCGCCCAACAAAGTTAACGGCTAACGACGGAAGAAGATGTAAGCGATCAGAAACAAGACCGCTACAACCAATCCGTAAAGGGCTAAGGCTGTTAGAGACTCGTGAAGGGCTATTTCATGTAGCACTTCAGCGTGAATCATAGCGGCCTTACAGCACCCCTTGAACGGCAGTGTCCCCGATGCCAGCAGATTGCTGGCTCAGAGCACCAATCGCCAAGGAAAGTGCTGCCCTCACGTTAGCCGGGTCAGCAGAATCAGCGCCAGCAGGGACCTCGATCATCATGGTGACGATCATAGGTTTGAAGGCTTGACCACTGAGCGGAGTGACCCCTTTCCGGACGACCACCTTGTAGGTGTTCATCGGAACACGAGTCAGAACGCCGGTAACCGGGTTCAGGGCCCCAAGAACTTGAGGGTTCTGGGGTCGGAACATGGCAACCGAGAAAGGCGACGCTACCGAATGGGTATTGACGCCAGTCTGCGTCCCGCCAAGGGCCGTGACAACCCACTGCTTCGAATTCACGTTAGGCGGAGTATCCACCGTCAGCGTGTAAGTCGGAGACGTGAAGTTAGTCTGAGCGGCCCCAGTAACGGGCGTGGAGAGTGCGAAAGTCATAATGGACTCTTGATCGTTGAAGTTAAAGTTCTTCCCAATTCATCACTGGTTAGAACCGAAAGTTCTTCGCTTGAGTCAGGAGAGCTGCCATATTAAACCACTTCTTTGAATCTGATCCAGGAATGGAAAAGACCAAAGGTGGGATCGGCAAGCCTCCCGGCTTTGTGCGTTGAACAGTGATATGCCTGAAAATTCGTTGGTCACCAGAATTACCAGAAAACGACCGAACGCGCCAAACGGTTCCGGGAGACCCCTCGTTGTAGGGTACCCCTTCACTCGTATGAGTGATGAGGGTATCCTGACGCTGAGTCCGACTGACCCATGTCACATTCGACGTATCTGTACATACGGCTTCTACTATGTCCCCAAGGTTGACGAAATAGTCGACCAAGAAGGACCAAGGTATTAGCTCGTAGATGGTAGGAACAAAGTTTTGGATTTGAAACCCGAATCTTTGTAATGCATCCTCCATCTGACCAACAGGCGAAACCAGAGTACGATTTACACCACAGGTGTACTGGACCGATGCCTCCGTTTCACGCCTATAGCTCACTTTGAACTGTAGGTTAGTGAAATAAAAGCTAAGTCCTTCATCCTGGATCACGTTACTGAACTTCGGCGACCGTGCCCTAAGTCGAGTTCTCGTATTACGAGCTCGCTTAAGATACATGTCGAGGCTCTCCTCTAGAATCTCCTTGGCATCGGAGATCGCGGGAAGAAGCCCGAACTGAAGTTCAAGCCAAGATCCGGCCATAGCATTCTTTAAAGCGTTCGCACGCCTTATCGAATGTTGCCTATCCGTCTCGCTTCTGCGACGCGGCACACTTTGCTTAATTTCTCGACGCTTGGCTTTTAAGGCGTCAAGATAAAGCTGGGTGGCTTTGTTTGCAGCTGCTAGCGGATTTCTCAGCATCTGGATAGTCTCTCGCAGTTCTCCTATCACTAGGAGACCATTGACTCCATAGCTTTCCTCTCGGATTTTGCTATAGAGCCGTGCAAGAGCTTCCGCCTCGGCATTCGAAGGGATTCCAGCTACATGGCCGAAATAGGCCTGACCGTAGCTAGAGATGTCCGGGTAGAAACCGTTGAAAGCAAACTGATCACTATAAATGACGTACGGATTTGTCGGCCAGTTGCCGATCAATTCACGTACGATAGTGAAGGAATGCTCACTACGGCCCTGCTCGAACACTCGATCTAAGGTATAAGGTGATGTAGCATCTACACCTGCCTTAATCTTCGACCGCCAGCCGTATACCTTCTCACCGGACTGCGATCCTACATAGACGAAATTTTCGTTTCCGTAGAGTCGCATTTGGGCACCATTCCTCGTAAACGAGTTACTGGTGTTTGTCCTGATGGGTTTGGTATAGGCCACTATCTCTCCTTGTGGAGCCGAT